ACCATGGCTTTAATGAGAATTAGGCAAGGCGGATTAGTTGATTTGAATAGTGATTATAAGGATGATATGTCAATGGATAGACAGGCATTATCATATTATTAATTTTATGGATATAATAGGAAGTTATGGCAATAGATAGACAACTAGGAACAGAAAACAACCCTGACGTAATAGACCAAAGCAAGTCTGTTAATGTGCCTGTGGATGAGTTTGCTGTAAATGCACCCGAACCAACATTTGACGAGCAAATGATTGACGCTATGGAAATAACCATAGGTGAAGATGCGATATCTTTTGACGAGCCAATGGAAGAAGCACAGGAAGAAATACCTTTTGATGCTAACTTGGTTGAATATTTAGACGATTCTACTTTAGGTTCTTTATCTTCTAGGCTTATCTCTTCAGTTGAAAATGATAAGGAATCAAGAAAAGAATGGGAAAAAACATACACTGACGGTCTTAAATACCTTGGCATGAGGTTTGATGAGCAAAGAAGTCAGCCGTTTGAAGGCTCAAGCGGTGTCATACATCCAATATTATCTGAAGCAGTAACACAGTTTCAGGCACAAGCTTACAAAGAGTTATTACCTGCTCAGGGACCAATAAAGACACAAATAATAGGTCGCAGAGATACAGAAACAGAAATGCAGTCAGAAAGAGTATGTGAATTTATGAATTACTACATCATGAATGAAATGCCTGAGTACGACCCTGACTTAGACCAATTATTATTCTATCTACCGTTATCAGGTAGTGCTTTTAAGAAAGTCTATTACGATGCAGCTAAAAACAGACCAATGTCCAAGTTTATCCCTGCAGAAGATTTACTTGTACCTTATAACGCAACAGACTTGTTATCAGCAGAAAGAGTTACTCATGTAGTGTCTATGAGCAACAATGAAGTGCGAAAAATGCAATTGTCAGGATTTTATGCAGATGTTGAGCTAAACGACAATGAAACTATTGTAAGAGATAACATAGACAAAGAAATAGATAAAATACAAGGTGTTGAGCCTGACTTTAGTGATGACGAGCAAAGAAGATTATATGAAATACACACCGTAGCAGAGATAGAAGGGTTTGAGGATGTGGATGATATGGGCGAGCCAACTGGCTTAAAAATACCGTATATCATTACTATAGACGACTCATCGCAACAAATATTATCCATAAGAAGAAACTATGTACCTGAAGATGTATACAGAAATAAAATAAATTATTTTGTCCAATACAAATTCTTACCGGGACTTGGCTTTTATGGATTAGGTTTATCACACATGATTGGCGGCTTATCTAAAGCCTCTACATCAATATTAAGACAATTAATAGATGCCGGTACTCTAAGCAATCTACCTGCAGGTTTTAAAGCAAGAGGCATAAGAATTAGAGATGAAGCCTCGCCACTGCAACCGGGAGAGTTTAGAGATGTAGATGCACCCGGCGGAGCATTAAGAGATTCTTTAATGCCACTACCTTACAAAGAGCCAAGCAATGTTTTGTTTAGTCTACTTGGCTTACTGGTTGATTCAGGCAAAAGATTTGCAGCTATAGCTGATATGAATATTGGTGATAGTAATGCAGCAATGCCTGTAGGCACAACAGTAGCGCTTTTAGAAAAAGGCACCAAGGTAATGAGTGCTATACACAAAAGACTGCACTATGCACAAAAAAATGAATTCAAAATTTTAGCTAGAATATTTCAAGAATATTTGCCACCTGTATATCCATACGAAACAGGAAGCGGCTCTAAAGAAGTTAAAGTACAAGATTTTGATAATAGAGTAGACGTAATACCAGTATCAGACCCTAACATTTTCTCTATGAGCCAAAGAGTTATTATGGCTCAAGAGCTATTAACAATGGTTCAATCAAACCCGGAACTTCATGGACCTCAAGGCATATACGAGGCTTACAGAAGAATGTATGCAGCATTAGGCGTAGATAACATAGAAACATTGCTTATGCCGCCTGCTGACAACACACCAAAGCCTGTTGATGCAGGTATAGAAAACAGTGGATTATTACAAGGAATACCACAACAAGCTTTTCCTGAACAGAATCATGAAGCGCATGTAGAGGCTCATAAGACATTGTTTTTGACACAAGCTGTCATGATGAACCCACAATTGCAATCTGTAATTATTGCCCATGTTATGCAGCATTTACAGTTTATGGCTAACCAAATGGCTGAACAGCAAATGCCACCTGAAACACAACAACAGATTCAAGGCATGATGCAACAAGCACAACAGGCAGACCCACAAACACAAGCAGGCATGCAGCAACAAATACAAGGTATTATTGAAGGATTAAGCTCTCCAATACTTGCACAGTTATCAAATGAATTTTTAACTTCAGTACAGCCGCCACAGCAAGACGACCCACTTGTGGCAATAAGACAACAAGAGTTAGGATTGCGTGATAAAGAGATTGAAATGAAAAACCAACAGTTTATGGCTAAAGAACAACAAGATGCTATGGAAAGCGGTACCGAGCTTCAATTACAACAACAAAAAGCTGACCAACAAGCTTTAATTGGTAATGAGAAAAACGACATTGCCAAACAAAGACTACAGCAACAAGCTGAGTTAAAACTAATAGACTTACAAGCGAGGATGAATAAATGACAAGTTCAATAAACGAAAAAATAGTACAACAAATTAAACAAAAGAAAGCTGAAAACAAAGCATTAGATGAAGTTACACCAATAGTAGAAAAGGTTGAAAGAGCTAGAGATGACAGTGGTCATTACATAGCAGATGACCTATCAACTCCTGATGTAAATGAAGCATGGGAGGGTGGTAAAGCACCTGAAAAGAAAGCTAAAAAGACTGTAGCTAAAAAGAAAACAGTTGCTAAGAAAAAAACAGTAGCCAAAAAGACTACAAAAAAGAAAACTAAATAAGGAGTAACACATGAAAGCAAAAACTTCCATAACAATAAAAGGTCAAGGAAGCATTGCCCTGTCGCAACCAAAAAAGGTAAAGGTGGATAAAGCACACAAACCCGGTTACGGCAAAGGAGTAAGCAGAGGTAAAGGAGCTGCTTTAAGAGGCAATAAGTTCAACGGCATTTTTTAAAATATGGACAGGTATGATTTTATTCATGCGGTCCGTAAGGATTTGAGTGAAAGAGAGGAACAAATCAAAGATATCTTAATGTCAGGCGGCATAAAAGATATGGAAAAATATCAATTTTTAATGGGTGAAATATCTGCATTATCCTATATTCATGATAAGATAAAGGAACACTTACATGAAAAAGGAGATTTCAATGAATAGTGATGTAGAAAAAAAAGTTGAAGAAAAAGAAGAAGAAACCATTAACCTAGATAAAGCTTTTGTAGAAGAGGACGACAGAGTTTTAGACCCTAGCTTATTGGATAAAAGTATTCTTGAAAGGATGCCTCAACCTACTGGTTGGCGCATGTTGGTACTTCCGTATAAAGGTAAAGGAGTATCAGAAGGTGGAATCCAGTTGGTCAAGGAAACCATTGATAGAGAAACCCTAGCAACTGTTGTTGCCTATGTAGTAGCCATGGGTCCTGATTGTTATAAAGACACTAAAAGGTTTGCAAAACCTTGGTGTGAACAAGGACAGTGGATATTAATTGGTAGATATGCAGGTTCTAGGTTTAGGTTGGCTGATGAAAGCGAAGTCAGAATTTTAAATGATGATGAAGTTATAGCCACTATTTTGAACCCTGATGACATTGTTTCAGTATAAGGAGAATATATATGAACGACATAAATAATGAAAATCAAGTAGAAACAGAAGAACTTATTGTAGACGTAGAAGATACGCCTATTAATGAAGAAGCTGTTGTTGAAACCGACTCAGGCGGTGACGATGAGCTTGATAAATACACCAAAGGTGTATCAAAAAGAATTAATAAACTTAACGACAAGATAAGAGAAGCTGAGATGAGAGCAAACGAAGCTGAATCAAGGTATAAAAACTTATCTAGCGAATATGCCACGGTAAAAAGTAGAGCCAGTGTTTTAGACAAAAGCTACACTGAAGAATATGAAAATCGTGTTAAGTCGCAGAGACAGCAGGCTGAAGATTTATATAGAAAAGCTAGAGAAACAAATGACCCCGACCTTGAGGTTAAAAGTGTAGAGCTTCTTAATAAAGTATCTTTAGAAGAAGAAAGAGTAAGATTGGCTAAAGTACAACTACAAAGCCAAGAAGAACAAAGTTTTAGAAATCAACCTCAAAGTGTACAAAATACACAACAACCAGTGTATGATAAACCTAAGCCTGATTCTAAAGCAGTTGAATGGCAAAAAGAAAATGACTGGTTCCAACAGGATAGAGTCAAAACATACACTGCAATGGGTATTCATGAGGACTTAATAAACGAAGGTTTTGATGGTCATGATAATGAATATTACGAAGAATTAGACAAAAGACTTACAAAGGTTTATCCTGATTTAAGGAAAAAACCTGAAGGCGTATCAAAAGATACCAACTCAACTGTGCAAAGAGTTGCTTCTGCTTCCTCCGGAAGTCGCCAAGGAACACAAGGGAAGAGAAGCGGTATTAAGATTAATTCTAACCATGCTTCCGTAAAGAGCAACTTGAAACCTTACGGTATGTCACAAGAAGAGTGGCTGAAAAGAGTAGGTAAAGAAATAGTTAAAATTGAAGGAGTAAAATAATGGATTTAGATGCAATTGAAAATACAACACGCCAATCTCGTGATGATGAGCAACACGATAAAAACGCTAGAAGAAAACCATGGCAGCCTGCGAGGATGCTTGAAACTCCGCCTGCTCCTGAGGGATATCAATACCGATGGATTAGGTCAGAGTATGTAGGTGTAGAAGACAGAAACAATGTTTCTGCTAGAATGAGAGAAGGATGGGAATTCGTCAGACAAGACGAAATACCTGATTTCCCTTTACCTACAATAGAGCATGGAAGACACGCAGGAGTCATATCAGTAGGTGGATTGATATTAGCGAAAATACCTAAAGAAACTGTTGAAGAAAGGAACGAACATTATAAAAATAGAAACGTGCAACAGAACGAAGCACTGGATAATACAATGTTCAACGAAGTTCAAGGAAACAATAGATACGTTAAGTATGATTCTAATAGACAGTCTAAAGTATCATTTGGAAAAAAAAGGTAGGAAATCATGGCGAATAAAGACGCTTCATTTGGTCTAAAACCTGTAAGAATGATGGGTGGCTCACCCTATTCAGGCGGACAAAGCCGTTATAGAATAGCCGCAAACTACGGAACAAGTATTTTTCAAGGCGACCTAGTAATGCAAGTTACTGGTGGTGGTGTTGAAATCCACGCAGATGGTGGAACAGTTCCTATAGTTGGCGTATTCAACGGTTGTATGTACACAGACCCAACAACATCAGAGCAAGTATTTAGTAATTATTACCCTGCAAGCACTAACGCTTCAGACATAATTGCTTTTGTACACGATGACCCTAATACGGTCTTTGAAATCCAAGCAGACGACACTTTCCCAGTGGCTGACTTGTTTGGTAATTTCGATATCGTCTACACAAACTCAGGAAGTACCTATACAGGTATCTCAGGAGCAGAGTTAGACGTAACAACAGGCGCAACTGCAACAAGTTTGCCGCTAAAAGCAATTGACGTAAGTCAAGACCCTGATAACTCAGACGTTGCTTCAGCAAACACAAATGTTCTAGTTGTAATTCAAAATCACATAGCAGGCGTAAAAGGCGCAGGCTTAGCATAAGGAGTAATTAGATGGCTATTAGTAGGTCGCAATTAGCGAAAGAATTAGAACCCGGTCTAAATGCACTTTTTGGACTTGAATATGACGAAAACAATGAAGAATACAAAGAACTATATTCTATAGAAGACTCTGATAGAGCCTTTGAAGAAGAAGTGCTTGTAGTTGGATTTGGTGCAGCTCCTGTCAAGGAAGAGGGTGCAGGCGTTAATTTTGATAGTGCTTCAGAAGGCTACACAGCGAGATACACACACGAAACTGTGGCTCTTGCTTTTGCTTTAACTGAAGAAGCTATTGAAGATAACCTGTATGACCAATTAGGTAGAAGATACACAAAAGCATTGGCACGTTCAATGCAGCACACCAAAGAAGTAAAAGGAGCAAATGTATTAAACAATGCGTTTGATGCTAATTTTGCTATTGGTGATGGACAGCAATTAATATCCACAGCACATCCGCTAGCGGGTGGTGGTACAGCTCGTAACAGAGCTACAACAATGGCTGACCTAAATGAAACTTCACTTGAAGATAACATAATTGATATATCAACATTTGTTGATGACAGAAACCTAACTATTGCAGTTAGACCTGATAAATTAATCGTTCCACCACAATTAACATTTGTGGCTGATAGACTTTTAAATACTCCGGGTAGAGTGTCAACATCAGATAATGACATTAACTCAATTAAAAACCAATCTTCAATACCAAATGGTTTCAGCGTAAACCATTATCTAAATGACCCTGATGCT